ATGTCTATTGAAAATACCAACGCATCTGAACACACAACTGGTAAGGATGCAGTTGTACTTGGACGTGCAGAAGCGCCGGCAGTGCATTCTATCGCGATTGGTGCTTCCCCCCGAAGTTCTAAAACGATCAGTGAAGCGGCTATTGCCATTGGGCAAAATCAAATTGCGGGTAAACAAGGTGATACGAAGGTAGTTTGGCCCATTGCGATTGGTGCTGATTCTGTATCCAACGGTTTGGCTTCTATCGCTTTAGGGCAAAAGGTGACGGCTAGTGCGGTTCAGGCCGTGGCGATTGGTCAACACTCCTCTGCAACAGAAAAAGGGAGCATTGCGTTAGGTGCAGATTCTATTGCTAATAAACCGAATGTTGTTTCTGTAGGAAAAACCGGCCATGAACGTAAGATTATACATGTTGCGGCTGGGGAGATTTCAAATCATAGTACTGAGGCGGTTAATGGTCAGCAGTTATATGCTGAATCGGCAAGGATTGATATATTATTGGATGCAAAGAATAAGGAATTGGAAGAGAAGCTTCAATCTCTGGAAAGTGATATAGCTAATCTTACTTTGCTACTTCAAAATAGTGTGGATGATGTTGCATCATTGAAGAAACGACTTCTCGATGCATTGAATTATTAATATCCGTTGATTGTTATTTCATATATTCTTGGCTATTGGGCTGAGAATATATGATAAATGACTTAGTGGCAGGATTATTATTTGATAATGATTTGTAGAGTATATCTCAGTGAATAACAGAATAATTGTTTTGCTCGGTTTCAAACACTAACTGTATTTACTCGGGTAAATTATATAAATGGTTGTTTTGAGGGTAATGAAAATATATACAAATAACATAGTGTCGGTTTGCATTTGATAGGTCTATAAGTCATTATATTTATAAAGCCATGTGATACATTAAATAAACCCATGAAATATATTTCATAACTAAATGGTTTTAATTTATTTACAAATTTAATTTTCTGTATAATATTCTATTTTAACGATAGTGGTGTTAATTTAGGCTCACGTAATAAATGGGAGGTATAATGATCTTTTAAAATCACGTTAAGTTTGTTTAATATTTCATAGTGACAAATTTGAAAAGGAATTATTATGTGTTATTTAGTTGTTTTTGATGAAAAATACTAAGTTATATCATTGGGTTTATTAATTCAATAATGAATTATAATAATTTAATTTCTGAATTAGGGGATATATATGTCTACAGAGGATATGAATATAACTGCTCAAAAAATTGGTAAAGATTCCGTTGTTGTTGGGAATGCAGAAGCACCAGCAATATATGCTATAGCAATTGGCGCTTCACCACTCATTTCTAAATCAATTAGTGAGGGCGCTATTGCTATTGGGCAAAATCAACTGGCGGGTAGAGAAGAGAAAGAGAATAAGAATGATAAAATCATATGGCCAATTGCGATTGGCGCTGATTCTGTATCCAGTGGTTCAGCTTCTATTGCTCTGGGGCAAAAGGTTGTTGCTAGTGGGATTCAGGCAGTAGCTATTAGTCAAAACTCCGCTTCAACAGGAAGTTCGAGTGTTGCAGTGGGAGCAGACTCTCAATCCAGCGGTTCGGCTGCTATTGCTCTGGGGAAAAAAGCTATTGCCAGGGGGAATCAGGCAGTAGCAATTAGTCAAAATTCCTCTGCAACAGGAAGTTCAAGCGTTGCATTAGGAGAAGGCTCTGCATCCAGCGGTTCGTCTTCTATTGCTCTGGGGCAAAAGGTTTCTGCCAGTGGGTCTCAGGCAATTGTGATTGGTCAAAACTCCTCTGTAACAGGAAGCAAGAGCATTATATTAGGATCAGACACTAAATCCAGCTCTTCGTCTTCTATTGCCGTGGGACAAAAGGTTAATATTAGTGCGTCTCAGGGAATTGCGATTGGGCAAAATGCTTCTGTAACAGCAAGTGGGGGTATTGCATTAGGCGCAAATTCTGTTGCCAGCAAATCGAATGTTGTTTCTGTAGGAAGACCGGGTAATCAACGCAAGATTGTGAATGTTGCTGCTGGGGATATTTCCAAAAACAGTACGGAGGCGGTGAATGGTCAGCAGTTATATACTGAATTGACAAAAATGAATGCATTGGATATGAAAAACAAGCAACTGGAAATGAATATTAAAAAGCTGGAGAGTACTATAAATAAGCTTACCCGTTCTATTACTGATCTTACTCTGCTGTGCCAGAAAAATTCAGATGAAGTTGCTTTGTTGAAGAAATGAATTCTTAACACATTGGATTATTAATAACAAATGGATTCGACTAAACTAAATAAGTGCATTTTCAGGAGGGGAAGTTAGTTGCTATTCCCTTAACCTTAGCATCTTTCCTTTTCCAAAGGAAAATGCACTGAAGTCCATCAATCATTAGCAGAAAGTTGAAACGAAATCAGAAAATAAAAGAATATTTCCCGAAAACAGACTCATCTTAAGATGTTTTCTTGCTAACATCTTATTAAGTAAGCAACAAAAATAACCTAGGAAATAGAAAAACGGATTAGCCGGTTAATTTAACAGGGGTTAAGCCCTGAACATAAAAGCCAGCTCGGAAACTGGCTGTTCACGCATCGATTAAAAAGTGGACTAAAGAAAGCGAGGTGTTGACAGGTAGACAACAACGCTATGAACACTTGAGATGAAAGATGTAACAGATTTCATGATGAACTCTCTTTATTGGTAAAATGTGATTTGTTTCACGAAAATCTAAATTGTGGCTGTGATTTTAATCAGAAAAACTTCAGAGTCAAGCAGTTTTAAAAATTATTTTAAAGATTAAAATAATTTTGCATCGGTATTTTAGATGATAAAGTGAGCAAATCTTGCAGAGGAAGATACTGAGCGTAAGATTGCATATTAGTTGGCATAACCCGTCAGTCGTTACATGAGAAAACAATGGGACATGATGTCTGAACAGTCGTTATCGGTTTGACACAAATCTAACGAGGAAAAACTGTACTGAAAGGGTTTATTGGTTTTCCATTTATTCTCATTCACCTATGTTGTGCGCTATAAACAATCTTGGATTTCCTCCAAAGATTAACCTCAAACTAAATATCAATATTTTCCCCATGCTTTAAGCAAAACATCTATGTTAATCTCAATATTCAAGCTAAAAGTTAGGAGTTCTTAAGTGAAGAATATAGTGATTCGCCATGTTGAAGAAGGCGATTGTGAACAAATTCGTCAGTTATACGCTAACCCACAAGTTTACTGTGGTACTTTACAATTACCTTATCCTTCTCTGGAGACATGGATAAAGCGTATTACAAATCTTTCGGCAGGATGTTTCTCTTTAGTTGCTTGTATTGATGGGGAAATTGTGGGTCAGGTTGGTATTGAAATATGCCAAAACTTGCGGCGTCGCCATGTTGCTACTTTTGGCATGGGAGTACATGCTGATTATCAGGGACAGGGTATTGGTAGTGAATTAATGGAGGCTATGCTCAATATGTGTGATAATTGGTTGAACATTGAACGCATAGAGTTGGAAGTATATACAGATAATGATGCTGCTATCGCATTATATAAAAAATTTGGATTTGAGATTGAAGGAACGGCTAAACGTTATGCTTTTCGTCATGGCCGATATGCTGACGCCTATTATATGAGTAGGATTTCAGATATTAATGGGAAATTCCAATCTACACTAGAGAGCTAATTTACTTTAGACGTAATTTGATATGGTAAATATAGGGATGAAATTAGATATATTTATTATATCAACTAATGACAAAAATGACGATTTAATTGGCTTTTCAGAATGAGTAGATATTTAATTGCCAGCAAAATGCTGGCTATTTATTTAATGAAACAAAGGTATTTCCCTCATTTCTGATGTTAATTAGCTGAAACAACCAAAGTAAAAACAAAGTCATATGGTCTTGACATATTATTGACAAAGCGCTGTCTAAATAGTCAGCGCTTTTAGAATATTGAAAAATTCAATCTGGGATATGAGATATAAAAATAAGTAATGACGAAGTGAAATATTTTAGATGTTGAATATGAGTGACCAGAATATATTTCTGATTGAAATTTGTTGGTTTTTTTCTTTCCTCTAATGATATAAAAATAATTATTCTTCTAAGTTAGAAGAACATTTTATTATTATTTTTATGAATTAAACTATGGTTGCCGTAAATTATGATGGATTGCTTTAATAATAATTAAATATATAGATAACAATATTTAATCTAAGGGGTATATATGAGTGCTAAGAATGATTTTAAGGCTTTTTCTATTAGTAATGATGCTAATGTAGTGAGTCAAGATAAATATGAGAAAGATCAGGGTTTGCAGGTTGGGTTTCCGCCAGATAATATTACTAGTAATCTGCTAAACAAAGTATTACGTCAATCGTCAACAATAGCATCTGTCGTGGCTAATTTTATTGCGACACAATCTGGCAGTGATATTCTGGATGATGGCGATGTAGCTAAACTTGCTGAACAATTAAATAAGGCATTAAAACAAAAAATCACAACAGAAGTTCCCAATGCTTCATTAACACAAAAGGGTGTTGTTCAGCTTACTAATGTATTAGGCGATAGTGACATATTAGCTGTTACACAAAAGCTTGCTCAGGAAATAGTAAATTCATTGCGTGAGAGTATTAATGCTAAGGTACCCAACACTCGAAAAATTAACGGAAAAGCATTGTCTGAAGATATCACCATTACTTCTCAGGATATTTTGGGCGGGCAGGCGATTAGTTTAGGTGATAAGGCAGATTTGAATAGCTATAAAACACCGGGAATTTATCATCAAGAGTATGATGCTCATGCTAAAAATGGCCTTAATTATCCTGAATTTCTCGCCGGTGCTCTTATTGTATTAAAATCGGCTGGGACCGTTCAACGTTATTTTGTCTATAACAGTAGTCGAGTATATACACGTAGTCAGTTTCATGATAATCCGTGGACACCTTGGACTAGAGAATATAATACGTTGAATAAACCTAATGCTGAGGATATTGGCGCATATACAAAAATAGAATCTGATTCTCGATATATTGCAGGAATCCGTAAAGTGAATGGAAAATCTTTAGCTACGGATGTCACTATCACTTCTCAGGATATTTTGAGTGGGCAGGCGATTAGTTTAGGTGATAATGTAAATTTGGATTACTGTAAAACACCGGGAATTTATTATCAGGATTATAATGCTCATGCTAAAAATGGCGTCAATTACCCTGAACCGCTTTCTGGTTCGCTGATTGTGTTGAAAGCCGCTGGAGTCATTCAACGTTATTTTGTTTATAACAGCAGCAGGGTATATACACGTAGCCAATTCCATGATAATCCGTGGACACCTTGGGCCCAAGAATATAACACATTGAATAAACCGGCTGACAGGGTTATTAGCGGATATACAAAAGCGGAAGTAGATAACTTGGTTAATGCTAAAGGAAATAAAAATACCGCTTTGAAATCAGTGAATGGTTGGTGGAAATGTGGGGAAACCGGGGTGATTTATCAGTGGGGGATCGTGAATTGGGCAGCATATGATACACCAGTTAATTTTCCTATTCAGTTCCCTAATGCTTGTGTAAATGTTTCGTTGACATTGGGTGATAAATCTGATCTGAAATCATCATATAACGTTGTAGCAAGACAATTGTCTGTAACAGGATTTAGTTACTGGGCATATGAGACTGAAAACTCTGCATTTTGGTTTGCAGTAGGATATTAATATGTAATTTATAATGTAAAAATAAGTGTTTTTTATTTTTGCATTGCTTCTCAAAACTTGAACAGTTTAAACTGAGTGGCTATTAAAGTCTGAGTTTTGTATTTAACGAAGGTCAGGCTTTTTGATTTTGTTTTTTAATTTATACGAAAATAGTCAATATTCTGATTGATAATAATTTTTTGCTATTTTTATGAACTAGATTATTTTCGGTATGCATTGCGATAGGTTTATTTTGCAATAATTAACTGTGTTTTTTGTAAATAATATTATTCAGCTTGAGGATTATATATGAGTACTAAAAATGATTTTAAGGCTTTTTCTGTTAGTGATAATGCTAATGTAGTGAGTCAAGTAAAGTATGAAGAAAACCAGAGCTTACAGACTGGATTTTCATCAGATAATATTCCTGTTAATCTGTTAAATAAGGTATTGCGTCAATCGTCAACCATATCATCTGTGGTGGCTAATTTTATCGCAACACAATCCGGCAATGATATTTTGGATGATGGTAATATAGCTAAACTTACCGATCAACTAAATAGGGCTTTAGAGCAAAAAATTGCAACAGAAGTTCCAAATGCTTCATTAACACGAAAAGGTATTGTTCAGCTTACCGATGTAGTGGGTAATAGTGATACATTAGCGGTTACGCAAAAGTTGGTTCAGGAAATAATAAATTCATTGCGTGAAAGTATTAATGCCAGGATACCAAATACCCGAAAAATTAATGGGAAAGTATTAACTGAGGATATTAATATTACTTCTCAGGATATCCTTGCTGGGCAGGCACATAGTTTAGGCGACAATGCGAATTTAGATAATTACAAAACACCGGGGATTTATCATCAAGAGTATAATGCTCATGCCAAAAATGGTAATAATTACCCTGAACAGTTCGCTGGTTCTCTTGTTGTGCTGAAAGCGGCTGGGGTTATTCAACGTTATTTTGTCTATAACAGCAGTCGGGTATATACACGTAGTCAGTTTCATGAAAGCCCGTGGACGCCTTGGACGAGAGAATATAATACATTGAATAGACCTACTGCCGGAGAAGTTGGTGCATATGCAAAATCAGAGTCTGATTCTCGATTTATCACAGGGCTCCGCAAAATTAATGGAAAAGCTTTAGCTGCGGATATCAATATTACTTCTCAGGATATCTTCGCCGGGCAGTCGATTAATTTAGGTGATAACGCAGATTTAAATAGTTATAAAACACCGGGGATTTATTATCAAGAATATAATGCTCATGCCAAAAATGGCGCGAATTACCCTGAGCCATTCGCTGGTTCGCTTATTGTGTTGAAAGCGGCCGGGGTTATTCAACGTTATTTTGTTTATAACAGCAGTCGGGTATATACGCGTAGCCAATTCCACGATAGTCCGTGGACACCTTGGGCGCAAGAATATAATTCGTTGAATAAACCTTCTGACAAGGCGGCTGGGGATAATCCGGAAGTAGAATCTGATAAGATTTATGTTGCTACTAAAGATAAATTAATACAGCAAGCAGAATATGAGAAGTCCCAGTTATTGACTAAAGTTAATAATCTTGTTGCTCCATTACAAGACTCTATTGATTTAGGCATTGCCACCGAAGCAGAAAAAGCAGTTTTACTGGAATGGAAGAAATATAGGGTAATGTTGAGCAAAGTTGATATTTCATTGGCCCCTGATGTTGAGTGGCCAGAACAGCCAAAATAATAAAAATAATCTGAATAAATAGATCATTCATATAGTGGTTTTGTTGATGTTGGGGGTAAGATACTGAAAGATTCAGTTTGGAATTTGAAATAGAAAAATTGTAATAGGAAGTTATAATGGGCGAGATAAGAGTGATTTTCTAGTATTGAATTACTTATTTCAACTAATTATGAAAAAAATAGCCAATACTCTAAATTACAAGAATATTTAATTATTGTTTTTATGAGCTGGATTTTAATTCACATGAATTAATATAAATAATTTATATAATGATTCATAAAATAATATCATTTGATCTAAGGGGATGTATGAGCGCTAAAAATGATTTTAAAGCTTTTTCTACTAGTAATAATGCTAATGTAGTAAGCCAGCAACTATATGAAGAGACTCCGGAATTGTTGACTGGATTTCCACCATATAGTGTTCCCACCCATGTGTTAAATAAAGTATTGCGTCAAACGTCAATAATGGCATCTGTCTTGGCTAATTTTATTGCGGAGCAATCTGGCGAGGATGTTTTGGATGATGGTGATATAACTAAACTCACTGCACAATTCAGTAAAATTTTCAATGTTGGCGCTAAGCGGCCGGGTGATATCTATTTATCTGCACATCCAGCATCGGATTTAGCTAAAGGAGAGTATATTGCGAATGGTGCTGCTTACACAATTGATTCTGTTGTTGGTATAGCATTAAATAATTTATCCAATGCATATAAGACTGCATGGGGAATTAAACAGACTGGTAACAAAATCAATCTTCCTAATCTGTTTGTTGATGGACGAGGAATATTTGTGCGTGCTGGTTTGCAGCCTGGTGTGGTACAGGGAGATGCGATTAGAAATATTACAGGTAATGTGGGATGGCAGGGGCATGGGCTTTTTACTCGTACTAGTGGCGCATTTTATGGTGTTACGAGTACAGCAACAGTCATTGCTGCGGGAACGAATGCTAGTAGTGATCATGGATATTCAGCATATGCCACTTTTGATGCATCGAAGGTAGTACCAACGGCAGACGAAAACCGCCCATTAAATGTCAGTATGATACCGGTAATTTATTTAGGTGTATAAGGTATAGTCTGGTACTTATTTATTGGATTGTCTGATACAGTAATCCTTTGGTGAATACTTTAAGAATATAGCCAGAATTTAAATATGAATTTTGGCTATATATGAATAGCCTATTTATTCAGGTAATTTTGTTGATGTTATAATTAAAATATTGGAAGGTTATATTTGTGACTTAAAGAAAAAAGAATTCAATATAAAAATAAAGAGATGAAAAATAATAATTTACAATGTTGAATATAATGATTTTAGGGATGTTTTTGATTGCAATGTATCGGATTGTTTATTGTTGCTAATTATATAAAAATAGTTACTCCTTTTAGTTATAAAAATATTTCATTATTATTTTTCTAAACTAGACTATTATCGATGTGAATGGTGAAAAATCATCTTTAGTGATAGTTCAATATGTTTATGATGAAATCATGTTATTTAATTTAAGGGGATGTATATGAGTGTCAAAAATGATTTTAAAGCTTTTGCTATCAGTAGTAATGCTAATGTACCCAGTCAACAAAACTATGAAACATATCCGAATTTACTGGTTGGTTTTCCAGACAATCAGTATATTCCTAACCACATCCTAAATAAGATATTACGTCAAGCATCAACCATATCATCTGCTGTAGCTGATTTTATTGCGACAGAATCTGGCACTGATGTTTTGGATGATGGCAATGTAACTAAAATCACTGCACAATTCAAAAGCGTATTAGACAAAAAAATTGCCAAGTGTTGTAATCTTAATGTGAATACGGCTAATAAGGTTGTGAATGGTTGGTGGAAATGTGGTGATACTGGAATAATTATCCAGTGGGGCCAGGCAAACGGCTGTGGGGCTATAAATGATTACAGAAATTTCCCGATTTCATTCCCTAATGCTTGTTTCCAGATCGTTGCAACATATTCTGAGTTTGAAAATTTTGGTGCTGGAGTTGCTGCTTTACCTGTTTCTGCAAGTCAATTTATTGTGACATGCAGAAATTCTGCATACCAGTTAGCAAGTAATTTTGTGAGATATGTGGCGATAGGATATTAATTATGTATTTTTATAGTGCAAAGACAAATTCATTCTATCCCATAGAATTGGAACAAAATTATATTGCTTCTGGTTCATTGCCTGATGATATTATTGAAGTTGGTCTTGATATTTATCAAGAATACGCCGCGAATAATGCACCAGAAGGAAAATATCGTATAGCAGGTCAAAATGGTTTACCGGAATGGGCTGATATTCCTCCACCAACAAGGGAAGAATTGCAGCAGTATATTGAAAGTAAAAAGCAACAATTTATTGTAGAGGCTAGCCAGCAGATAGCACCATTACAAGATGCTGTTGATTTAGGGATTGCGACTAAAGAAGAGGAGGCGGCTCTGTTGGGATGGAAGAAGTATAGAGTAATGCTGAACAGAATTGATATTTCACAGGCTCCTGATATTGAATGGCCGGAGCAACCAAAATAATGAGAATGGGCAGAATAAATAGACCATTCATACAATATTTTATTTAATGTTAGGTCATAAGTCTAACTTAAAATCAGCATGTAATGTTGTTGAAAGACAATCGTCTATAACAGGAGTTTAATTATTAAATATGTTTTAAGTAAATCTTTACGTTTTGGTTTTTAACAGAATATTGATATATGTTTACAGTGGAAAAATAAATGATTTTTATTTTCAGTTGTTATTCTAAAACCACCTCTTGGTGAGGTGGTCTTTTACTCAGTCCGTTTTGTTGGTGTTATAATTAAAATACTGTAATGTTGTGTTCGTAACTAAAAAAAGATTGAAGGTGAAGTTGAATACAATGAGTTTTGGAATGTTTTGATTATAATTTTGGGGGTTATTGATCTTAATTATGATAAATCACCTTTATTGATAGCTCAATATGTTTATTATGAAATCATGTTATTTAATTTAAGGAGATGTATATGAGTACCAAAAATGATTTTAAAGCTTTTGCTACCAGTAATAACGCTAATGTACCCAATCAACTAGATTATGAAGCATATCCGAGGTTACAGGTTGGGTTTCCAGATGATCGGTATCTTCCTAATCACATATTAAATAAAGTATTGCGGCAAACATCAACCATATCATCTGTTGTAGCCGATTTTATTGCGACAGAATCTAACAGTGATGTTTTGGATGATGGTAATATAACGAAACTTACTACACAATTAAATAAAGCATTAGAACAAAAGATCAAAGTAGAAGTAGAATCTGATAATCGATTTATTCGGTTAAATACGAATACAAAAACATCTGGTTGTATCTTATCTAAGACAGCAAATTTATTTGACGATCAATCTCTGCGGGATTTGTCATTGTCAGGTTTCTTGCGTCCAAATGGTTGGGCGGACTTAGGTGGCTTGGCAATTCATGTAGCTCACCCTAGTGCGGGGATTCAGCACTCAAGAGGAATTTCGTTTGAATACGGTAGTACATCTGGAGGTCAAGAGGGGTTTGGAATACATACGTATGCATTTGACAAAGATGGTAAGTTTAAAGGTAAAAAAAGAATTTTAACGGAAGATGATCGTAATAAAGCGATATTATCAGTAAATGGATGGTGGAGATGTGGTGATACTGGAATGATTTATCAATGGGGTAATGTACCTATTGATGATAATCAGGGAAAAATTGTAAATTTGCCTATTTCATTTCCAAATGGGTTATTATCGCTTCATGTAACAGCTATTTCATCAGCACCAAACAAAAATATTGATACTTCTGCTTATGGAAAACCATTAGATAAGTCTCAGATACATGTTTCTGTTTCATCAAATTACCGTGATAATGATGTAAGTAGTGTTTATTTTTTTTCTATTGGTCATTAAGGAGAAGAAAAAATGTATTATTATAGTGCCAAAACAAACGCATTTTACCCCATAGAGTTGCAACAAAAGTATATTGCTTCTGGTTCATTGCCCGATGATATTATTGAAGTTGGTCTTGATATTTATCAAGAATACGCCGCGAATAATGCACCGGAAGGAAAATATCGTATAGCAGGTCAAAATGGTTTACCGGAATGGGCTGATATCCCTCCACCAACAAGGGAAGAATTGCAGCAGTATATTGAAAGTAAAAAGCAACAATTTATTGTAGAGGCTAGCCAGCAGATAGCACCATTACAAGATGCTGTTGATTTAGGGATTGCGACTAAAGAAGAGGAAACGACTCTATTGGCATGGAAGAAGTATAGAGTAATGTTGAGCAGGATTGATATTTCACAGGCTTCTGATATTGAATGGCCAGAGCAACCAAAATAATGACAGTGGCCTGAATAAACAGGCCATTCTTATAATGGTTTTGTTAACATTGGTTAACAAGTCTGACTTGAAATCAGCATATAATATTTTTGCAAGATAATTTTTTATAACAGAATTTGATTATTGAATATACTCGATAAAAATCTTTTTCCTTTTTTGCCTTACCATGTGGGACATTATTAATAATAGTAAGCAGACTCACTGTTATCTAAAACGTGGAGCTATCATCGATTGGGTAAAAAGAATTGAGTTGGTTATCAAGATAAACTTTAACAAGGTTTATTTGAGCATAAAATCATAACTGTTGCTAAAGATGATGATTCAGAGAGTGTTGTGAGCAAGTTTTTTTGACTGAAAATATCAAAACTCTTGAGTAGCGAGGTGACTATATGAGCGCATTAGCTAAAATTAATGCTGAAAGCAATTTCACTACATTCAAATTCGGGTTTCATGAAATTCGTGTGATCAATAAAGATAATGAGCTGTGGTTTGTTGCTCATGATATTTGTTCTGCTCTGGAAATTCGAAACATCTCGCAAGCCATTGGAAGATTGGATGATGATGAGCGGTCTGTGTTCAACATAGGGCGTCAAGGAGATATTAATATTGTCAGTGAATCTGGAATGTATACTTTAGTACTTCGTTGTCGTGATGCAATTAAACAAGGTTCTGTTCCTCATCAGTTCCGTAAGTGGGTAACTGGTGAAGTACTGCCGGCAATTCGTAATAAGGGAAGTGATCACAGTTCGATGATTTCTGACTTGTCATTTAATGGACGAATCTTAATGATATTCGAAAATGGAACCGTAGCCAGTCAAAAGATATTACATTCTGATGAAGAGGTATTAACCCTTGATACATTTATGGAGCTTGCCCAGAGAGCAGGCTATTTAGTTATCCATAGGGAGAAATTTCTCAGTTTGCCTAATCAATGGTAGCTCTAAGCCAAGGATGGCTTAACTCTGAAATCCTCTGAAATTGTTGGTGTTAGCTTTTGATAGTTTGTTGGAGCTGAAATATTGCGATTATGTTCTTTCTGGGGATTGAAGGGATTTTTGTGGTTGTCATGTCAAGTCTGACTTGATACTAATTCATTAAAAAAGCGATGCAAGAACATTGAGTCTTGTCCGTCTTGGTTCTCACTCAAAACTTGGCTTATAGCAAACAATAAATCTCTTTGACAGATCAGAATTAATTAAAAAAATATAGCCCTGAGAAATAGGGTTATATTTTTGTCTATGCACAGGATCGCAGTAAACCACATAAAGAGGGATTTTCTGAGTATTAGATCATTTTTTCATTCATGTCATCCCATGCATGAGTTGCTATAAACTGGTATGGGAGATTATTTTTTATAGATATTTTATCGTCAACACTTATATTTCCCTATATGTTTTCAGAACTGGAGACTCAAGTGCATTGATAAGATTATGATATTCTTGAACACGGTAGATTAGGTGTTAGGGTAAAGATTTAGAGTGGAAATTTAAGTAGAGAGAATTGCAGGAATAGATAGAAGGAATAAAAGAAATATAGTTTCCAGATGTTGAATATATATTTATGAATGTATTTTCGATTCAAAAATATTGAATTACCGTTACTGTTAATTATACAAAAATAGTTAACCTTATAAGAAATAATAACAACGCATTATTATTTTTCTGAGTTAGACTTTGATTGGTATGAGTTACAAGGGGATTATTTTTAAAATGATTTAAATATATTGATTATGAAATATTATTATCTGATTTAAGGAAGGTATATGAATCACAAAAATGATTTTAAAGCTTTTTCTATTAATAATAATGCAAATGTAGTGAGTCAAGAAAGATATGAAGAAAGTCAGAGTTTAAAAACTGGATTTCCACCAGATAATATTACTGTTCATTTGCTTAATAAGGTATTACGTCAGTCGTCAACAATAGCATCTGTTGTGTCTAATTTTATTGCAACCTATTCCGGCAATGATGTTTTGGACGATGGGGATATAGTTAAACTCGCTGCCCAATTAAATGGAGCCTTAGAACAAAAAATTGCAACCGAAGTGCCAAATGCTTCATTAGCACAGAAAGGCATAACTCAGCTTACAGAGATGGTTGGTAATAGTAATACACTGGCAGCAACTCAGAAGCTTGTTTCCGATGTAAATAATAATGCTAACAGTAGGTTGTCCAAAAACCAAAATGGTGCAGATATTCCTGATAAAAATGAGTTTGTGAAAAATTTGGGTTTATCGGAAACGGTGGAATTGGCAAGAAATGCAGTATCGGTCAATGGGGGGATAATCAAAGCGGGACTGAATGTGCAAAATGTGCTGAGCGTGGGAATAAATCCAGAGAAAAATTTGCGTATTTCATCTAGTGAAAATGCTGAGAGTCAGATCAATCTATTCGTATGGAGCGATTCAAATAACAGAAAAACTATTTTCGAGTGTGGAGATAAAAATGGGTGTTTATTTTATTCACATCGATTGTCATCTAATAATGTTGAGCTTTTCTCGGCTGGAAAAATTATTCCCGCAGATTACCAAAATTTTGATGCACGTTATGACAATATCCCTGTTGGTGTTCCAATGCCGTATCCCCACAAATACCCTCCAGTTGGCTACTTAACATGTAACGGTCAGACATTTGATAAATCTTTATATCCGAAGTTAGCGGAAGCTTATCCTAACGGCAGATTGCCTGATTTAAGAGGTGAATTTATTCGAGGATGGGATGATAGCCGTGGTGTCGATCCGGGGCGTGTGTGCGGAACATGGCAGCAGGGCGGCATTCAAGATCACACACATTACAAAGTGATTTCAAAACAATCAGTTGAAGACCTTGTGCTTACAGGGAATGCGGGCTGGTATACAGAATCCGGCGGGAACTACTCACGTTCACTTGATCAAAATACGTATACAGGCAACATTGCTGAAGCTCAAGTAATAGCAAACGAAACCCGCCCCCGCAACGTCGCTTTTAATTACATAGTGAGAGCAGCATAATGACTGAACAAAAATATGCTTTAGAACGTGAAACAGCCGTATTGGGTCAAGATGATTTAGCAATTCAGGCAGGCTGGATAAAAGTTTATCACACTAATCAAATTACACGAGAATTCACACACTCTGATATTGAATATGTCATGTTGGGTGTCAGTTTGTCAGCGGGTGCTTATCCTGATGCGCCAGATCTTCCCAATTCTGATGATATGGCTGTTTGTCGCAGTGAAGACGGTAAGCGTTGGGAAATTGTCCCTGACCACCGAGGGAAAATAGCTTACAACAAACAAACTCGTGCACAGCAAGAAGTTACCGAATTGGGTGAGCTGCCAGAAATTCTGACATTCAAGAAACCTGATACCGATTACGATAGATGGGATGGTAAAGAGTGGGTAGTTGATAAAGACCTTCTCCAATCCCATCAGATTGAGGAAGCAAAACAGAAGAAAGCAGAACTGTTAAGACAGGCAAATGAAACACTCTCGTTGCTGCAAGACTCGGTTGACCTTGAAATGGCTAACGCAGCAGAAAAAGCCGCTTTGCTGGAGTGGAAAAGATACAGAGTATTACTCGCTCGTGTAGATATTTTACAAGCGCCTGATGTTGAGTGGCCGGAGATACTTAAGTGA